TGTTGAAGCAATGGCATACATGGCATCATAACCTGTAGTATTTAAGATAGCAGACCTTTCCTTTGCCCACTTCTTTTTGTTGGTTTCAGAATAATTACCAGTATAGTACCAGTGAACACCAGCAACATCACGTGATTCTACAACACGATATGAGATGAAGTTGACCTTAGGGAAGTTATCTTTAAGGTTAGACAACAAGATGTGAGTGACACTTGTATCCCAATGAGTGTTGTTGAAGGTTGTATATGTACGACCTTTCCTTGTATCACGTAGTTGGCAATTGGTGGTGACAGAAACTTTCCCAAAGCGACCGTCAGGGAAATACTCTTCACTCATTTTAACCACACGACCAATACCATTAGATTCACCATCGGTCAAGAAAATAGTATTGACTTTATCAACTCCAGTTTCTTGGATGAATTTAGGCAGAATCTTGTGGAGAGCAACAATGGTTTCATTGAGAGGAGTTCCAGAAAGAGTCAGTCCATTAGGAACCAGAGTGGATCCATAGTAACGAGTGAAATTAGAGAGACGCCACAAGTTCAAACAATCACGATCAAACTCAGAAGATGACCGAGTATGAGAAAGAAGATTCAACAGTCGGAATGTCTTATGCAGATAAAGATCATTGACTTTAAGTTCTTGAAGATCCTTAAGTCCCTCTTCATCAAAATCTTTATCTGAGTAAGGGAACTCATAAGTGAATGCATAAACCTCAAAAGGAATATTCACTTTCTTACAGAACCACACAAGGTTCAAAAGTTGTTTGACAGTATCATGAATAACGTTACCCATAGAACCAGACCAGTCAAGAATAAAAACTAGACCATGGTTTTTACCGTCAGGCAGAACAGTGACTTTCTTAAACAAGTCATCATTGAATTTGTAAGTATGCAACTTACCAGTATCAAGGACACCAGTTTTAGAAACTGCAGAGCGAGAATATGCATCTGCAGATTTTTTCATCTCAAACTCTTTGACAAGATAGTTGACTCCCTTGGCAGCACTTTTCTTGTACTTAACATATTGCTCATTAGTTGATTCTAGAAGACGACTATCATAAGAGTCCTGTTTAAATTGATCACCGTTATAGAACTCAGAAATATATTCTTGGAGCATTTCACAATCAACAACGATACGATCAATGTCGATGCTTTCAGGAACATTAAGGTAAGAAGTTTCTTGACCAAACTTACTGATCAGATCCTGTTGGTTTTCTGTAAAGGCAGAATCTGTAGAAGATTCAAACTCATTAGTTTGACCACCAGAATTTCCAGAAGTTTCTCTCTCTTCCTCTTCCTCTTCTTCGTGCTCTGAGACCCCCTCAGAATCGTCTACAGCACCCCTCGGAATGTCTTCAGGTGATTCTACCTCGGTTTCAACGTTTTGTTGTTCTTCATCACTGCTTTGCTTGATATCATCAAGATTGACTTTAGTTTTAGTCATCTCTTCTTGCTTACTCTTAAGGTAGCAGTAGATATCCAAACTCAGATTAAGAACTTCTTCCCAGGTCTCAACCTTACCAGTACGATCAACAAACGGTTGTTCCTCTGAAGAGAACTCAATCATGTGATAAGCACCAATCTTGTAGTAGAGATTGAGACGATCAATGAATGCCATTTCAGACATGTCTTCATCCTCTACAGAGAAGAAATCATCTTCATGCAATTCTTGATATCCATTATAGAAGGTCTTACTAAGACCAGCATAACGACGCTTCATCATCTTCTCAATACGAGCATCCTCAACAACGTTGACAAAACTCATTGGAACTTTGGCATACTTATCTTTCTTCCAATTCTCATTAGGAGTGTAAAGTGCATGACCTACTTCGTGTCCGACCAGCAGATCGTAGACAAGATTAGATGCCTTTTCCCACATGGGGAGAGTGAGCACACGGTTCTCCACATCAAAAGATGCAGTGCTAACCTTACGGTGCTCAACAATCAAATTCTCAGTTGCCAGAAGTTTGGCAAGAGTTTCTTTGATTTCAAACTTCATGGAACCTCTTTGAACTGAACACAATATACAAAAAAAGACCTCCCATTACGAGAGGTCTTGTGACAGTTTTTTAAGTGTCTAAGGCGTTGTTTACTTGCACGGATTCTTCCCTTGCAAGTACCCTTACCATGCTTGTCCTTCTTAGAATGGTGTTGCCAGTTAGGTAGTTGTGCCATTGGTCTGAAATGGTTTAGAGAAGTTTTTGACCTTCTTGAACTGTATCACATTATCAAACTTATCGTGCAACATGTCTTCCTTGTGTGAGATCACAAACACATTGTTACCATCGGTAACAGTTCTGAGAATATTTATGAAGTCCGCCGTACCATTTCCATCTAGAGAACTATCAAAGATCTCATCAAGGATCAATATGTTCGTATTGACAGAGTTCTTAAGTTTAGCAACTTCCCTCCAGGTGAACAATAGTGCCAAGTCAATCCTCATCTTTTCACCCTCAGAGAATGAAGCATAAGAAAACTCATCTCTAAAACGTGACTTAATAGTTTCATTAAAGGTATCATCTAGATTAAAATTGACATAGAACTCAAGTTCTTGTAGATGTTTGTTAATCAAAGTATTCATTACAGGAAGATACTTCCTGATAATTGTACTCTTGACACCACCATCTTTGAGAATGTCAGCAATAATTTTCAACTCTGTAGATCGTTTAGAGATTTGTCTACGTTGAAGTTCTTGACCTTTACCCTGTTCAATCAGGGTCTTCATCTTTTCACGCTCACGATCAACGTTATCAGTATTAGATTTTATAGATTGAATTTGATTCTCAGTTTCCTTTACTTTGTTTTGTTTCCAATTAATTGCAGAGAAACAGTTATTAATTTTATTTTGAACCTGATTGATTTCTTTTTGAATCACATTACGTTGGTTTAAAGAATCAGTCAAAGTTTTTTCCTTAGATTCAATATCCTCTAAAGCAGATTCCAATTTACTAATCTTTTCCTTACCACTAGTGATGTTATAATTTTTAAACTCCTCAGTAATATCTTGATTACATGTAGGACAAACATCATTAGAAGTCAAGAACTTAATCGAACTTTCCATGTCTTTAATCTTAGACCTGAACTTAATGTGAAACTCATTCAACTTATCAAGTTCTTTTTGTGGATTAGGAAGATCATTCATCTGATGTGTCATCGTGTCAATATCACGCATGTAACGTTCTAATTCAAGATGACTAGATTTGATGTCCAGTTCCAATTTAGTAATTTCTTCTTGCCAAAGAGTTACGTTGTCTTCTCCTTGTTTTTTAAGATCTTCAATAAATCTTTTTTGAACATCAACTTTGTCTTTTAAAAGAGAAATAGAATAATCAATTTCAGACACTGCTTCTTTATTTTCTTTAATCCTATCTTTCAGAACAGTGTTCATTGCAGAGAAAATTCTGATGTCTAGAATATCCTCAATAACTTCTCTACGTCCTGCTGCAGGTAACTGCATGAAGGGGACGAACGTAGAAGATCCAAGAACAACAATTTGTGTAAATGATTTGTAGTTCAATTTAAGAACGTTTTGCTCAAACCATTTCTGCTGCTCTGCTGCAGATGCGCTTTGATTCAATTGCACACCATTTTTATAGATCTCAAATACTGTTGGTTTCATACCACGATTAATCTGCCAATCAACTTTACCAATGGTGAATTGGATTTCTACTCTACAGTCAGCGAGATTAACAGAGTTGATTAGTTGTGGTTTGGTAATTTTTCTAAAAGGTTTGTTGAACAAACCAAAACACAGCGCATCTAAAATTGTAGATTTACCAGCGCCGTTTTCACCAATGATTAATGTTTTGTTGTGATTATTTAAATTCACTTCAGTAAAGTTATTTCCCGTGCTCAGGAAATTCTTCCATTTAATAGTTTTAAATTCAATCATCAGATTCTTTAGGCGGAATAATAATGTCTTCAGGTGTTACAATACAATAGGAGTATCCATTCTCTTCACAGATATGGATAGCAACGTCATCATCAACTTCAACCACTGACATCTCAGGATAGTCGTCAGCAGCAAGTAATTCTGAATGCCTCTCAGCATCCTCTGCTTCTAAGAAAAGATATAGTATTTGACCACTATCTACCGTGGGAGCATATGCCCCCTCTGATTCTTTCCCTTTGATTGCTAGTATGTACATTACTCAATTTGAAGTGACTCTGAATAAATTGATCCAATGATAGATTTTAACGTGTCTTTATCTTCGTAGTCAATCTCCTCAACATATTTTTCTAAGAAGGAAAGAGTTCCTTCAATCTCAATGTCTCCAGAGGGATTGATTTCTTCATGAGAGTTGTCAATGATTTTAAGATCATGGACACCTGTTTGATAAAGACGTTCGATTAAATTATCATACGCATAATAGTTAGTTCTTTTTTCAACGATCAGTTTTACAAACTTGTCCTTAAATTGATCTGTATCAATTTCATCTGGTGACATCGTGCTGTCATCATAATAAATCTTTTCAAACATCTTGAAAGGATTTGGAATGAATTTAAGTTTTGTACTCTGAGTATCAAAGAGATGGAAACCTCTGACATCACCAAAGTCATTCCAATACATCTGATAAGGATTACCTAAGTAATAAATGTTATCAGAATGTGATCTATGATGGAAGTGTCCAGAGAACACTTTCTTAAATTTAGAAAACACATCACGACTCATACCATGATCCATGTAATAACCAACGTGTGCCTCAAACCCAGACAGTTCTAAATGCCCCATGCAAATGTTTGCTGAGGTATTAGAGATCTCTTCATAGGTCTCTGTCTCATTGTCTACACATATCCATGGAATGAAACAAATATCAAGACCACCAACCTCAATAGTTTCAGGTCTCTCAATTAAATGTACATTATCATATTCCTGGAGTAGCAAGTTGATAGCATTGATACCAAGAGTGTTTTTAAAGTAAGCAGTATGATTACCTACTACTGTGTACACCTGGATGCCTCGGTTTGCTAAAACATCATAATAGTTTTTCTTTGCCCAATCCAGTGACCAGAAATCAATTGATTTCCTATTGTCAAAAGTATCGCCCAGATCAAGCACTGTAGTAATTTTGTTCTTCTCCAAAAAAGGAAAGAACACCTCTTCATAAAATTTATTCATGTAGTCGTGAAAAATTTGACTACCTTTCCTCATTCCAAAGTGCTGGTCCGTAATAATAGCGACTTTCATCAATACCTCATTTTCTGCTCAAGTGAATTCTTAATCTGTTCGTATGAGGAATCACACCCATACTCATCGCCAGTAAATACCTCACTGTATCCTGACTTCTCAATCATCTTGTTTTTAATATCTACCTGCTTCTTCTCTTTCTGAATCCTACGCAAGAACGCATAGTAAATAATCTGAGTAAAATACGCAAATGGATTGCTGGACTTCGCTGGATCAAAGTTATCGATGTAAGTGATGCAGTTTTCAATACCATCACCGATCATGTCATCTTTGAACATGTAGTTGACAAAGTTCGGTTTATAGGATAAGTGCTGTGCAATCTTTAGAAAGCACCCCCCTATGTACTCACCCACTGGTGGTTTTTTGTCGCCCGTTTCTTTTGCCTTCTCCACTTTATTCTTATACTGAATAATAGCGTGTAAGAAGTCCTTGTTGTTTACGTAGTGCTCTTTAGATTTTGCCATTAGTATGTTGGTCTTCTCATAATATCATAGCACAATACTCAGAGCTTGACAAGTACCCTGGATCTGTGTATAATAACTCGGTCAGAGTTCAGAAAACACTCTATAGCTTTAATACTTTAGATACTATGATTCCTTTGGATCATTATCTAAGAGGAAGATATTCTCTAGTAGTTCTCTTGCATCATCAATAGATGATAAGAGTCCCATATCTTCATCCAATGGAACGCGACCTTTTCTTTTACGTAATTTGTTTTTAAGTTTAGAACGTTGTTTCTCTTCTTCTTGATGAGCGAGTTTAATTAAACTGTCTTTATAAAACTCGACTGGAAATCCTTTGATTTCTTTGAGTGTAACTAGTTCTTCACCATCAATATAGAATTCAGTTTGGTGTGAGAGTTTCATCCAGTTCTTGATCTTTAGACCATGAAACGCACCAGGAATCTCGATCTCTTCAACTTCAATGGGGTGTGACACTAAGAGGTAATCCTCTTCAGGGTCCGCCTCTTTTACTATGCAAAGTAATTCCTCACCTGTTTTTAATTTGATGTTTGCGAAAAATGCTTCCATACTTACTGTTTTAATTTTACGTTGATTATTTCATAGTCAAAATTTTCTTGATTATAAATTTTAACTCGCTCAAACAAATGTCTTAACGTATAATTTGGATTGTTAGAATCCTTAGAGGTATCGTCTGCAATATCGTACAGCACTGCTGTGTTTTTGTTTTCTCCCTTCCTCAAGACCCTACCAATAGATTGCAGGTTTCTTACTCTTGATTTTGATGGACTCGCAAAAATGATATTGTGTAAGTTTTTGATGTTAATACCAGTGGAGAAAGTTCCATAACTTGCGATGATGATTGCGTTGGACTCCTGCTCAGTGATTGCTCGGATCTCTTCTCGGTCCTTTACATCAACACCACCGTGTACAAAGAAAACTTTTCTTCCATTCTTTACGCTACTATTTATCAGATCGAAAAGTGGTTCACCATGACGTTCAACATAATTGAACAACACTAGAGAATTGCCACCAAGATCTAATGCAAGGTTTTTGATAAAGTTATTTCTTCTTGGGTGTGAGACCAGGTAATCGATCTCATCATGATAACTATCAAAATTAACATGACGATGCCTTAGAGAAATAATCTTAATCTTTAACCTAGACAAATGTCCTTGTTTAATTAGTTCATTTGTGTTTGTAATCTTTTCGTGAGGACCGAACAAACCTTCAAGAACAAGTTT